AATTAAGGCCATATCCGGGGCAACGTAACTGTCATCAATATACGAGTAAGTCAGTTCGCGTACCTTCCGCCCCTGGCCCTGCACAAAAAGCACCACGTTGCCTACAGCCAACGGTTTTATCCCGGAACTTCCATAACTGGTATCTTTTCTTACTGATATATCGGTAGGAGTTATTGGGGCATTTGCAGATGAAGCCGAGATTTTCCATTCACCAGACGAAGTGCCCGCCATGAGCACCCGGGACGAGATAAGCCACTTGATAATATTCACCTGGTCGCTAGCCAAAGTATAGGTGAACGGGCCTGCATCAGTGATCGTCTCTTCTGGCGAAAAGTTTTCAAAGTCCCCCGATTTTGATCCCCAAATGGTCTGCGGCTGATGTGCAGTGCCAGTAAAAACTAATCTTTCCTCATGGAAAGTGCAGCAAGTAGGATACCCTCTGACCCCAGACCATGCGCCTTCCCGCCATGTTTTTACTGCGGCAGTTCCACCGAGCGTCGTTTTAACTAAAGCTGTAGCATGGAGGTTGTCAGTAACTCCGGTAATTTCAACATACCCCCAAGTTGTCTCTTTTATGCGCCAAATAGAACCAACATGGCCAGATAAAAATATATCAGTAACGCCGGAGGTTTCTTTAACTGACACATCGTCTAAGGACCCGTCAAAAGTTTCGGTGGGGGTAAACTTTAAATTGCCGGTATCACTAGCAGTTATCGTCTGGCTATAAGTTCCATTCGCCCCGCGGGTAGGTCCATTCACCCCACCAACAGATGGAACCACGCTGCCTGCCGTTCTGTTTTTAATAGTAAAAACAACCAGGTATATTTTACCTGCTTCTACTGCAATGTTTTGTTCTAGTGGGGCCGTATTGCCTGGAGCCGCAGTATGGTCAGCCTCAAAAGCAACCTCATCAAAAACCCAGCCTGCACCCCAGGTCCATGTCTCAGCAGTGGCAAAAGCGCCGTTTACTACCTTCTCGGTCCCCACTACTGGCACGGCTGTTAAGGTTATACTTCCCGTTGTTGCGCTTGGTTGAATTGTAATATCTGTCTTGTTTTGGTCTAAGTATGGGCCATCTACAAACTCAATTTCATTTATAGACCATGATGTATGCCCGGTTCTTGTTAATTTTCTTACATTGTGACCTGGACAAAGTATATACATTGTATCAGCAGATTGAATATACCATAACTTAGACAAATCTGCCTCTGAATAAGGAGTAACTATTTCATAAGGGGGAACCCCGTCTAATATTTGCCCCTGGTCTTTATAAAATCTTATATAATATTCTCCAAATTCAAGTATATATGCCTGGATATTTGAAAATTCAAATGGTATTAACCTAACCTTCTTTGAAGAGGTTTTTACTTCTGCGATAAATCTAGTTCCGGGGCGGCGGGTCACAGGACCATGTGTCTGTATGATAAGGTTCTGATAAGTTTCACCGGCGGTAAAATATTTTTTCTGATTGAACTGGCCGTTAAGCCTGGGGGACCATTCCCCGCCAGTGAAAGATGTCTGGGCGTAATTAAAGCTCACTATTTAACCCCTAGCTAGTTCCCAATCGCCCGAAATAATACACTGGGGCGTATCTTCTTGAGCATCAATTCCTCTAGCTCCAGAAATTTCCAATAAATACCATTTGTGCATCTTGACTTCAATGTCGGGACTTTGCGTCAGGTAAAAGGCTGTTTCCATAGCCAGCCGTGCTGCCAAGGTACTTGCGAAACAAGCATCAAACTCACCGGCAATCTCTACTCGCCGCACATACTTTAAGAGGACGGATGTTTCGTCGGTATATAACTTGCGACCCTCGATTTTATAAGTGAGCAATGGATTAGTATCGACATCGCCGCTTTCGCCTATACCTAATATTCTTACGCAATCGGATGGGAGCTGAAAAACAGTCGTAAAACCCCAGGCAGGAGTTTCCGATAGTTTTGCAAGGTTCGCCCTGGCTATAGCAAAGTTCCAGGGGTGATCTCGCAAAACTATATCTACAATGGTAGCCCAAATAGAATTGAGAGCATCCGCAGCCTTGCTAACATCAGTTGGCGTGGTTAGCGGCGGTTGCCCCATCCGCATAAGGGCCAGATTGTATATACCGAGTTGAGATGCCATCTTAGGCGATATATTCCGGGATCACCAGCAGCGTGGCGCTTGCTGCTGACTCTATAACCCGGAAGTTTATGAGGTTATTGTACCCTTCAAGCCGCAGAACATCGTTGACCGCCAGAAGTAGGCATGTGTTGTCAGCGTCTCCGCCGTCCCATGTTACATAAACGTCTGTAGTCTTGGGCTGAAAAGTAGCCGCCCCGATTCTACGGCCCTTATGAACCCCAGAAGTGGGATACAAAATAGTTGACGTAATGCCTTTTGAAACATTTAGAGTGGCCAGAACTTCTTTAGGTCCGCCGACAAGCATGGTCTTCTCCTGCTTTAAAAGGTGGGGCGAGGTATTTCCCCGCCCCGATTAAGGTTAGACGCCGATGGCCCGGAGGCGAATCACCGTAGCAGCAGCAGTGTGCTCATTAGGAACTTCGGTTAAAACCCCAGCCGCAACCAACGCAATAGTCAGTGCCGAAGCAGCGTTAGTGCCCGCCGGGGTGCCCGCAGTGATAGGTACAACACCGCCCTTGGTGGCATAATTAGCGCCGACAATAGTGCGATCAGTAGCTGCATCTTTAGCTAGGGTGTCGGTCCCTTCAACACCTATCGGCTCATCAATTGTACCAGCACCGCCCATTACTTTTAAATCGTGGACGTGCGTAGCAAGAGACGATCCTGTGAAGATCTGGCCCGCCGCAGTACCGGTGGGAGTATGTGCCGCCGTCTGGAATTTGCGGATAGTGAAAAGAATCTGGTCGAACATATAAATATAGCCGTCTTTGGTCGTGTTCAACAACTCCACGTCCGCAAACCGGCCCATGCCCAACTGTTTCAAGGCCCCGGCTACAGTAGCGCCGAGAGGTAGGCCATTGTCGGGGTACGTTTTGCCAGCGCCGCCAAAGGCCACCGACCATGTGTTGGCGCGCTGTTTGCGCCACATATCCTTGATAATTATGGTCCAGGTAATGTCAGTGTAAACAAGGTCTGCCATATCGGGTCTCCTAATAGGGGGGCTGGAAGGGCAGTAACCCCAGCAACCCCCGGTGAGTTGTTAAACGAAAAACGTCCACATGGCCAGTTTGATGGTCCCGGTATGGGTATTAGCGCCACCAGTGTCGTCAGTGGTAACGGTAACGGCTGTCTCGCCATCGAACTCATAGCCAAGATAATCAATAGCCGCGGCGCCAGCATCAAGGTCGAATTTATCCGCTGCCGTATGGGTATCGGATAAAGCAAGAAACGCGGCAGGAACCGCAGCTACACCCGCCGCGGTAATACCAACCCCTACCGATGCCCTCTGAGCCGCAGCGCCAAGTTTATCTACAGCCAACTGGCCAAATCCAGCATATTTTTGACCTTTGGCTGGGATAAACATATAGATGGTACTGGCCGCCGCAAGCGCTACCGCTTCATATTCGTCGAAATAAAGACGCATACGAGCGCCCCATTTCCCCGCGGCAACCTTTTGGTTTGCCAAGTATTGTGTGTAACCCACGCTATAAACAGTACTCACAATGGGCCTCCTTTAAGCCGCAAAAACGACCATGCCCAGCTTGATTGTGCCAGTGGCATCAGCGGCCAACCCCGCTGTAGTTAAGATTACAGGGGTCTCCCCATCAAACTCGTACCCCAAGTAAGTAATAGCCGCAGCACCAGAATCCAGGTCGGCCTTATCCGCCGCCGCAACCGCATCAGTAGCCGCCAGGAAAGCCGCAGTTGCGCCTACAATTCCAACTGCCAACGTGTAGGTGTTGGTGTCTGACAAGTCATCCCAGGCTAGCTGACCTAACCCGGCATAGCGCATACCCTTGGCAGGCATGAACATGTAGATAGTGGATGCCGCGGCGAGATTGACGGCTTCGTACTCGTCATAGTAAAACCGAAGCCGTCCGCCCCATTCGCCGGAACTGGTCTTTTGCTGCGCGTTCATTTTGGTGTAGCCCACGCTATAAGCTGTAGCCATCGTAGGCCCCCTTTAAGGAGTCGCGCTCTCGTAAGAGCGTAATTCCACGACCAACTTCTCCTGAAGCCGGGTTGCGCCGAAGTCCATAGACATCCAGGGCTGAACGGCGTGGTTTTTGTCATCGCGGGTAGTGAGCTTGGTCTTAATATCATAAATCATGCCAAGACCAAGACCGCTCCGCACCCATGCGAAGTTGCTCCGAATCAGGCCGGCGCTAATAGCCAGCCGGTTGCTCATTACCACCTTAAAACCGAACACCTCGGCAACCTTGCCCGTGGTAATGATTTTCAACGCTCCCTGCTCGGCTTCAGTGAGCTCAACTTCGCCTTGCAGGTCGTAAATGGCCTGGGCAGACAACGCCAACCACTTTGGGTCGTCCACGGGGACATCGTTTCTGTTGAAGATCAGGAGCGCCTGCCGAACTTTTTGCAGGGTCATACCCACCGTGCCGGTCTCGGCCACAATCTGAGTAGCAGGCAGGGGGATGGCGGTTTCCGTGAGGTCTTCACCGACAACGCTGTAAGAATCGCCAATAGCGGCGGCAGCGATATCGATGTCGATTTTCCGCTTAAATCCGGCGCGGAACCCGACCATATACTGACTGGCGGGGTCCGACAACATGCGCTCGGCATCGGGCGGGTCAATCAAAGTAGCAGAAACGAAAGTCCGGGCATTAATGCGCCGCCTGGAATGGTCCGGGATCAGGCACGGCGTGTCAGAATTGCGCCCGGTAACGAGTTGGGGGGTGAACTCCCCGATGTAGTCCATATACAGTTTTGCGCCCGGCGAAATCTGCTTGATCGTCACCTTATCCTGAAAATACGACTCAAGCTGTTGGACGGTAAGCTGAATATTGGCTTCAAACTTTTTTACAAATGCAGTGGTGATGTCAGACATGACGAACCTCCGAAAATTAGTAATGCTGCTTTCTCGGCTAGTCCGCCATGATAGGCGGGGCCTCAGTTGCTACTTGCTCAACCGGGCCTCTTACGAGGTAGTCCGAACTGCGGTGCTACTTTTATTTACAAGAGATCAGGATAATTTCTGATAGCCTCTTTTAAATCAATGTTGCCCGGATTCCTTATAGTGTGCTGTTGTCGCCTTATCTTTTTGATTCAGCGTATTCTTCATCAATAAGCTTGTTGCGTTCCGCTACCAGCGCCCTTTGCTTTTGTAAATTAGAGGTATCCAACAGTGCCGGGTCGCTATTGATAGCGGCTATTCTGTCCTTCCGGGACATAGACCCGGACGTGGACTCAACCAAGTCATCCTCGGTCAAGGTCGCCTCAGCCACCTTTAGCCAGGCCCGGATAAACGCCGGGTTATCTCCAAATCCTGTCTTGTCAACAAAGTCCTTTAACTCCTGCCCTCCGTACTTCATAACGGCGATAGCAACCTTCTTCGTCAGCATCTCATACTTATCGCCAAGCTCTGATTTGAACGTATCCACCGCCTTGTTATGGTCTTCTATCCATTGTTTAGGAACCAGGCCGAGGCCGTCTACCTGGACAAACTGCCCCTGGAAAGCCGAAAACTCTTTTAATGTTTCCGCGGTTTGCCAGTTTACGAGTTCCTTAACCTGAGTCGGGCTTAACCCTATCTTGTGCGCGAGTATCTTGAAATCCCCTACACGCTCTTCGCTGTAAGGCATTTCTTTTGGCAAACCTTCCGGTTTGACAATCTCATAACCGTCCGGCGTTTCAGGGCGCCCAAGGGCTTTGTAAAACTCATCCCACTTTTCGGGAGGGTCTTTCTCTGTTGGGAGGATGAGTCCCTTCTTCCCTACCAGAGCTTTAGTCTCAACAAAGGCTTTCGCCAGGGCAACCGGGTCGGTGAACGTAGATAGACTCGGATTATCGTAAAGGTCCGTGTCTTTTAAAAAGCTGTCCCTGAAATTAGGGGCTTGTTCACCGCCCTCTGCGCCTGCTTTCGACGGAGCCTCAGTGTCTTTGGTGTCGGTCCCTAATCCAGTCTTGTCCTGGGGGGAATATTCGTCTGGCATAAATCCTCCTGATTAGTCATTATTGATTAATTCTGACTCAGCTCCAATTGGCCTCCACGATCCTATCTGATGAAGAATAAATAAACCAACTGCACGTCTTCCCTCGAATTTCGCCATTGTAATGGCTTCAGTTGCATTATTTATTGATTCAACCCCGGCATAACCGAGAATGTCAAACAGCACTTCCGCACCAGCCTGACTACTGAATATGGCTGCGTAGTTAGCTTGTAATGCCGTGCGCTTAGGCTTTTTATCCTCATCGGATACATCTGATATGGTAATTTCTGACATTACCTAAACTCAATATAATTCAACGGTTTTGCGTCTAAGTTAATCAAACTAAGACCAACTCCGATTTTATTTTCTATAGCTGCAAATAAATACATTGCACCTATACGCATTGATTCTATCACTTCCGCTTCCTTATGAGTTAATTCGCTTTGCTCCATAAGTTTGCTAAGTTCCCAAATTAAGTCGGTCATAGATTCCTTCGTAATAGCCATCACTTTTTTGCCTTATTCTTGCTCCCAGGTTTGCGGCCAGGGCGTTTATTTTTTACTGGTACTTTCGGCTTTGGCACCGGGATGTTATCGAATACTAAAACCTCTGTCTCTAATAATACCAAAACTGACGAAGGATTCGGCATAAACAAACAAGAGATAGCCCTCCACCCATTTTTAGCCCAATCATTTAAAACTGCTTTTAAGTCTAATGCTTTAATTATTTGAGTTTCATATATATACATCTTATTTGTCCGGTGTTATTTTAATAATTGGATATTCTTCATCTATCAATTTATCGTAAAAAACTTTTAATCTACCATACCTGGGGTCCTTGCTATCTAATTTTCTCATGTCGTTTCTTAATATTCCGATCATTTCAGCCCTTGTAATTTCCTTTCTTAATATCACAAATACACCTAATTGACTGCCCACTAATTTCCAACTATCAATGCCCCAACCTTCTTTGGCTTTGGCATTTAGTATTTCTTTTAAATCAATAGCTTGGGTAGCTATCGTATCGTATTGGAAGAAAATCATTGCGCTAGTCCCCCCGATTCCTCCCCACCTGCGCCCATAAGCGCACTCATCAGGCTATTTGGCTCTGCACCCTTGGACAGTGCCGGGACCGCCTTAGTCGCTATCTCTGCTATCTGCGCCGCCTGTGCCGCCTTCGCCTCCACCGCTTGCTGTTCTGTTCTGGCTTTCCGGGTCTGTTCTATAATGTCAGTTGAGTTAATCCGTTTACTCGGAAACCCACTAATCTCAGCAAAATCCCTGATAGCCCCATCTATATCTAGATTATCCATTACCGGGAGCCCGGCCTGGTGCAACGGCGCTAAAAAGGCAAACGTCCGGGCGATACCATCCGCCTCTGTTGTCCTCTGCACCTTTGATAGCGGATTGATATAATTTATCTTTAACGACTGGCCCATCATAATCTCTGGCGGAGCCGGCATCGCTCCATTACGCAACATGATCCCGAATATCCGATCAAAAGTCGGGTTATATAGTTCTGAGTTCATTCTGCCCTGAAAAGGCCCCAACAACTGCAACCGTTCCTCTGCTAACTTCAAAACCTCAGTGGCCGTCATTTGGGCATCGTGGAACGTCTGGAGCATATCGTTATAGAATATGCTGCGTATCTGATCCCTTTTCTGCTTTAACTTTTCCTCAGCGTACCCAAGGTCATCAGGGACCGGGAACGCCCCGATATTGTCCTGCATCGTGCTGCGCCTGTCAGACCGGAAAAAGTTCAAACCATTAGGAATCAGCTTTAACGGCCCCATAAAACCATCGTCAGGCACTAACAGGGGCGGCGACAGTTTCTTTTGCCCTGCCTTTAGGATGTCGCTCTCCATCCGATTCAGCATCTTAACATCAGGGAGCGCCAACATGCCTGGGCCACGTCCATAAACCTCACCAGAAGCTATAAAGAACCGCGGTATCATAATGGGCATGTCTTCAAAACCGGATTCAGATAACAAGGTAACGGAGTTTCTTTCGATATAACAGGACGCAATCGGCTTGTTTACCTTATCTTCTTTGCCAGGTTGCCGGTCATTGCGGGGATAAATGCCGTGAATAATCTCAAAGGTGGTAAACGGCTTGTCTTTAGCGGCAACCTGTACGGAGTCGGACAGCTTCGCCTCACCCCACTGCTGTACCATCTGGCGGGCCGTCATTGTAAACAGCCGATAAACTGTATCGACCTCACCATACCGATTGTCGCTAATATAAGTCTCAATGGGACTTATTGCTTTGAAATAGCAAAGAGTCCTGGGGTGCTCCAAACAACTAAACGGACCCATACCGAAACCACCTATATCTATATAACATTCGTGAAGTTGAGCATAAAAATTGCTCTTATTGAATATATTAATGTACGCTCTCTTTAATTTATCTAACCACAGCTTGACTTCATTTATTGCTGATAATTCGTCTATCTCGGTTGTAATGTCAAACCAATCAGACCCCGCATTAGTCATCTTGCCCATAATCCCAGCGGCAAACAATAAAAGACCATGCACTCCAGTACTATCTAATATCTTTTCCAATTTCTTTGCACCGGTTTCACGCCTATTATAATTCTGGCGGAACGGCATCAGGTTGTCTACTAATTCATCAAGGTGGGCCGAATATGTCCCCCTGTCACTTTCCAGTTGACTGAATTTATCTTTTATGGTCTTTGCTTCGGTTGCCATTTACTCTGCTCCAGGGCCAATAAGAAAGGGCGATAAATCCAGTGACCCGGCACCGGATTGCCGCCCTCTCTTATTGCTTGCGTCACCTTCAGGTTGGCCAACCTTTGGGTGAACCCATCTTTATTGTTTTTTCAATTTTTCATTGTTTGTCATTTACACATCTTTATTAAGCCTATCTTCTATATCAGGAATTATTATTTCTGTGGCTGGAAATGTTCTAAGAATCATCTTACCATCTTTATCGGGAACTTCTTGTATTCTAAAACCACATTGCGCACAAGTAAAATCAAATCCTTTATCTATGATATAAGTTCCGCCCCTTTTTTGTCTACAACATTCAAAATAATATTCTTTATAGGTTGGCATTAACTTAATTCCTTAAATCTGTTATAAGGTCATCCACGTTATCAAATGCCTTTGATGCGCCACTTGCTGCCGGGGCAGTCTTCCACTTAAGCCGGGCATGGCCGCACTCCCCTATCCACTCGTAGGCAGGGGCCGTGTGAGATACCACATAGACCACGAGGGAGTCGTACTTAGCGCCGCACTCGGCGCATTCAACGAAGCCGTTAGGAAAATTTGGTATCTCAATGGATTTCCTCCTGATGGGCGGTATGTATTTTCTTAAATCCATTTTGCATCTAACTTTGCTCATTACGCCGGCTCCTTTGACAGCCCTTAACCCAAACTGCCCTGTATCCGATAACAACAGGCCCCCTGCGACATCGTATGGGAAAACTCAGTCGTCAAAAGAAAACCCCTTGTGAAGCCGCTCATTGCGCCTGCCGCTTTCCTGTAGGTCGTGCATAACTCGGTCCGATTCCTGCTGCCTCATCCGCAGATCTATCTCGTGCTGCCGCTGGTTCATTTGCTCTTGCTGATACTGTGCTTCCCTTTGCTCTACCATCGCATGGCCGCCGCCGGCGCGGGGGAAGGGTTCGATGCCCTTAAAAGCCAAGACGCTAAGGGCCGTAAATAGAACTAATATTATCAAACACGATTGTCTTTTCATGGTTGACCCCTTATTCGCCCAACAATGTCTTCCGCCCCACTGTTGTAGTCTCTTCGACCCCCCGACCACCTGTTAGGATGGTTGATTGCCGCCCTTTTGCTAGGACCGCTGCCTTCCGGTGCCGTTCCTCAGCCGCTTTCACCTCAGCCGTATTATTACTTGGGGCCGGGATGTACTGAGGTGCAACCAACGGGGGAGGGAGGGGGGGAGAAAATTTCCAATCATCGAAACCACTGCCCAATAATCCACTCATTAGCCGTTTCTCCTTTTGAGATAATTGCCCTTTATCACAATTATCCTGCAATCACAAGTAATATTAATCGTAAACGTTCCAATCTGTTACGGCGGCTGCTGCCGTCTGCTTATATTTTGTTCCCCTCAGGTCTTGCCTGGCCATACACTCATAGTTAAAAGCGTGGCGGAAGTGATCTGGGCCTAATTTAACGTAAACGTACCGCTTACTGCCAGTCTCTTCGTCCTCTTCAAGTTTCTTGGCTACATTATGCAGGTGCCCAGCAAACTCTTTAACGATCTCACACGCCTTCGGCAAAAACACCTTGCGATACATTACTTGGTTGTGACTCTCATCTAAAGACTCAGTGCGGTTGCAGGCTACCGTTAATTGTTCTTCATTCCAGGCATATCCACCTTTCTGCCCGATCTGATAATAACTGAGAAAAACCTTGCGCCGATTTCGTTCTGCGAAAGAGCGGGCGTTCCGGGTCTCCGGCAGGGCATCCACCACACATCGGTCTACCTTGAAGTTCACCATCAGCCGGTCAAGGTCTTCCCAGTCCCGGTAAACCCCGATATGAATAATACTGTCTGGCTTATCCAAGCCCTTTTTACCGATGACTACATGCAGGTCTTTTCCTTGGTCAACCCCCATTGAACACGGCCCCGGGCTACTCGACTCTATCCCAGCGTTGCCACACAGGTGCATAACCTCCTCAATGCTCAACCGGTTCTCGGCTTCGATGTAGGCATTGCCGATCTTTAGGTTATAAAAGTCCTGAAGGTTGTTTGTGGTGCGAAACTGCTTTAGAATTTCTGCCGGAGAAACGAACTGGCTGAATAACTGTGAGTAATGATACCCCCTTTGGTCGGTAATCCTCGGGTGTTTGGCAACCCATTCGCCGATAGCCGGGTCCAGCTCACCTCGGCATCGCTCACAGGCGCGGATAACCCTACCCTGGACTTCCATTAGGCAGCCCGGGAAAGTGTCTTCCAGGCAGGTATAATGCGCACAGGCGGGGCATTTAAGCAGCCAGTAACGCTGGTCCGTAAGTTGAAAGGCGCGGTCAATCCCATAGTCGGGGATCGTGGGGTTAGAGAGCTTGAGGGATTCCTTGAACTCAGAATGGGCCATGCGCTCTTGGGCCATATCAATCATTTTCTGGGGCGCTTCGTCAAGTTCGTCATAAATTATCAGGTCGACCGGCACTGATTTCAACCCCACCCTGGACCGCATACCACGGAGATACAGAAACGCGTTCCAGACCCGCTTGATGCCGGCCGCATCGGTATTCGTCACCCACTTACCGATGGTATCGGGATTGTCGGCAATCAGAGGGCTTATGCGGCCCTTGGAGAAGTCCAGCACATCAGACTTTGAAGGAAACAGGTAGAGGATACCCCGATAATTGCCATATCTGGCCCCATACATCACCCGAAGCATCGCCTTAGAGGTCAACCCCAGTTGGGTAGCCTTCATTTCTACCTGGTCGGGATGTGTGTCGCCATAGGGAACGATTAAATATTCATGTCGCTTAAAGGTGAAGGGCCTACCGTCAAGGATAATATTGGCAGAAGTTACCCACTCAGCAAGGGAGAGAACCTTCTGGCGTTTCTGTATATAGGCCGGAAACCTTTCCCGTATGATTTGCCTGGCCTCAGCCGCTTGCATCTTCAATCCGCCTCTTTAATCTTTTTGGCTATCGCAACGGCTTCTTCGTCAGTTAGGTCCTCGAGGGATTTGATTTTGCGGACGTTCAGGTTGTCGGTGAATAGCGATAGGTGTTTGCCTAATAGTTCGAGGGCTTTGTTGGCGCCGGACGCATCAAGGGATTCACCTATAACGTCACCATCCCTGTTGTATCGTGGTCGCGGCACCTTGCAATATTCAGCAACCTCATGGAGCGATTTTAAAACATAATCAGCAGTTATGCCGCGTGCTTTAAGCCTTTCATCCTGTAATCTTTGCACTTCTGCCCTAATCTTATCAATCCTTAGCAGCCTAAATGCCTGGACTTCGGCTGTTCTCGGATTCGGACTATATCCGGCCCTAATTACAGCCTGGGTTCCGTTAAAATCAACCAGATATTCAGCTACAAATATTCGCTGCTTTCTGGTCAATTCATTTTTCTTAGCCATTATTCAAAACCCGCTTTCACCCCCGCCCGTCTGCGGGGCGGGGGTAGTTTTGAACTCAATGACGGATGAAACCAAGGTCGCCCTGGTCGGCTGGTGGGTCATAGTTTTCCCTCATCCAACTTATGATCACCGCACCAATCGTTGACGAACACGACCGGATAACCGGACATCGTGGGGGCATGGCGTCTGCAACGCCCCAAATCATAGGTTGGCGCTTGCATATCGGGGCCTCTTGGGTCAATCTGTGCCACCTTTGGCACGAACCACATACAAGTTCTGCATTTCATCCTGTCGGAACGATGTTTCCATAGGTCCTGGTTCATTGTAGCTCCTTTATCTCCTAGATTCATTAAAGTTTTAGCGCTCCTTTTTCTTGGGAGGTTCCCAGCCGGTTTTTCTAAGGGTGCCATAAATATAGGCGTTCAGACGTTTGCCTTTGAATCCTTTGGCGCGACCCTCTTTTTTTAATTTCTCTTCCAGTTTTTTAGGCATAATTCCCTCTATTGGTTTGGGTAATTTAGTATAAGGCAAAAACCAGCGTTTTCCCCCCTTATAGCGTTTGGAGGACGCTGTTGTCCCCCGTTCAAGAATCTGATTTATGTCTCCTGGATTTATCGCAGCGTTCGGGCCATTTTGCGTATGACGACGGCTTTTCAGCTATCAGTAAGAAAAGAAATTCTGCGTTTATCCGTTACCCTCAATCAGTTGAGGTAATCGGCGGTCGGAGGAGACACCGCCCAGGAGTTTTTAAGTTGCCAATCATTGAAAAGGGCCCGGGGGCATTGGCCATGCGATAACACCTATGCGCCCCGGGGCAGGACGGGCGTTGACTA